AGAAAGCCGGCAACTAAGCAAACTCAGTCGGACAAAGTATTTGTTGTCTGCCTGGCAGATTTTCAGGTTGGCAAGTCGGATTATCGCGGCGGCCAGCAAGAGCTAATCTCAAGAATCTTGGAATCTTACGATCGCATCGAGGCTCAGTTGAAAGCCGGCAAGTATCAGCACATCTACGCGCTGGACTTGGGCGACATAATCGAGGGCATCGATAACGCGAGCAGCATGAATCAACTTCAAGGCAATTTTTTATCGGTCATGCAGCAGGTCGATTTAGCGGCAGCTCTCATCTGGGATTTTCTCAAGATGGCCACAAAGTATGCGCCGGTGACTTATGCCAGCATTGGCTCGAATCATTGCCAATGGCGCGTGAATCGCCAGCAGATCGGTAAGCCTGGCTTGGATGACTGGGGCATTGTTATTCTGCAACAGGTGCGCCGCCTAGCCGTAGAGATTGGGTTGCCGGTCACTTTCTTGATTCCAAACCCTGATGAAGAATCGCTGGTGTTTGATGCTTTCGGTGATGGCTATCACTTGGTAGGTATTGCTCATGGGCATCAGTACTCGAGGCCCGAGAATGCTCTTACCTGGTGGCGGCAAAACACTTTCGGTAATCAAACGATCGCATCGGCATCGTTGCTACTCACCGCACATTTTCACCATCTCAGAGTTATCGAGGCCGGTGCAAGTCACAACGGCGGTTCACGATACTGGGTGCAAGCATCGACCAGCGACAACGGCTCAGGCTGGTTCAAGCGCATCTCAGGCGAAGATTCAGCACCGGGCATTACATGCCTAGAATTGTCTAAAGGCATCCCGTATCAAGGTGCGGTTCTAAAGCTCTAGGGTCATAATCTGGTTTCGATGCCGGTCAAGGCGCTCAGGCGCATCCGTCAGAGCAGGGTTCGATTCCCTGATGATCCACTACAACTGAATATCGTTCGACAATAAACCACCCAACTAACCTCAAGAAAGGTAAGTGGCTAAATGAAGAAACAACTAATCGCTCTCACAACTTTGGGGGCTATTCTCGCCGGTTGCACATCATCGGCAACGGCTGCGCAGACACTAGCGCCACAGGCCATCGTAAAAACAAACCCTGATTTCATGACCATCGTTATGCAAGATGCTCAAGAGTTTCGCATGGCTAAGGTAGTCAAGCAGCTCAAGAAACGCATTGGCAAAACTTGGTATGTGTTTAGCGGTTCGACACCTCGAGGCTGGGATTGCTCGGGCCTAACGCGGTGGGCTTATGAGCAGATCGGTGTTGAGTTGCCTCACTCAGCGAATAAGCAAGCGCGCTCAGGTGTAAAGGTTGCATCGCCGGCGATTGGCGACCTGGTGCTATTCGGTTACAAAGGCACTAATACTTTCTTTCACGCGAGCATCTACATTGGCAACGGCCAGGTAATCCATGCAGGGTTCAAGCGCGGCCAAACAACATCGATACTTGACTTGGATTCGGCCAGCGTAAAGAATACAAAGATGAGATTCGTGAGAGTAAATGGCTAAACGGCGCTATCGTTTTGGGCGCGAGTATTACCGTAATTGGCACTTAGTAGCCAACTATAAACAGGGCAGCACGATTTATTGGAAATGGGAACAATAGTGTTTCAGTGTGAGCGTTGCGGTTGTGAGATGACCGAGGTTGTGGTGTTGGCGCGGAAGAAGCGTGGCAAAGATTTGTGGGGTTGTGCGCAGTGCCGTGGTGGTAAGCAGGCGCGTGTGAAAACAGCGTTTGGTTTGTGTCAGCCGCATCAGGGTTTGTTTGATGATGACGATAATCCGTTGGATAAGTTTGGGCGGTTGTATCGGCCTGGGGTTAGGCTTTGCGGTTATAGGGATTGTGTGGCGGTTGACCATTTAGTGTTGGCTGCTGGTTGTCGTGTGGATTCGGGTATTGGTCGGGCGTTGCGGAAGGCTGCGAGTTGATTGAGTTGGAGAACGCTGTTGTTTATCACGGCAGCAATCTTGATGTGTTGCCAACTTTGCCTGATAACAGTGTGGATGCGATTGTTACTGATCCGCCGTATGAGCTTGGGTTTATGGGTAAGAGTTGGGATAGCAGCGGCATCGCCTATTCGGTTGAGTTGTGGGCTGAGTGTTTGCGTGTGTTGAAGCCTGGCGGTCACTTGTTGGCGTTCGGTGGGTCACGCACCTGGCATCGTATTGCGGTGGCGATTGAGGATGCTGGTTTTGATGTGCGTGATTCGATTGCTTGGTTGTATGGGTCAGGGTTTCCAAAGTCACTAGACATCAGCAAAGCCATTGATAAGCGTGGCGGCGAGAACATCACTTGGTTTGGCGCATGGCTGAAAAAGTGGCGAGAAGAAAACAACATAAGCCAAAAAGAAGTCGCTGCTTTATTCCCAAGCAAAACAGGCAACTTGACTGGCTGTGTGGCTAACTGGGAACTTGGCTTTAACCTGCCAACGGCTGAACAATTTACCCTGATCTGCCGTCATTTCAACTTGCCGTTCGAATCGCTAGAAGAAGCCGAACGCGAAGTGATTGGCACAAAGATTTCGGGTATCGCCAACGCAGAAGAAAAAGACAGACACACCATCGGCGCAAGCAAAGCGGTTCAGGTGGATATCACAGCACCGGCCACCGATGAAGCAAAGAAATGGCAGGGTTGGGGAACAGCGTTGAAACCAGCGTTTGAACCTATTGTTGTTGCTCGTAAGCCTTTGGTTAGCACTGTTGCTGCGAATGTTTTGTTGTGGGGTGTTGGTGGGTTGAACATTGACGGCTCACGCATCGGCACAGAACAGCGCGATGTGACTGTGACTGAAAAGGGTTTCGGCTCAAACTTTATGGATGATGGTTGGCAACCGAGTGGCAATTCTTATGAGAAGTCTGTCACGGGTCGTTGGCCTGCAAACATTATTCTTGATGAATACACGGCAGGGCTGCTAGATGAGCAAAGCGGTGTAAGTAAAAGCACAGGTGGCCGCATAGGTAAAAAAGATACATCAAACATTGACTTTGGGTTATCTGGTAAGTATGAAAAGGGTGATCCAGGTTTTGGCGATGTTGGTGGTGCTAGTCGTTTCTTTTATGTTGCTAAGGCAAGCAAGCGCGACCGCAATGAGGGCCTTGAAAACATTGAGGGCCAAGAAATAGGCGCTAAAGGCAACGGCCTGGCGCGAACATGCGCGACATGCGGCGCAACTGTACTAGACGGGTGCCAATGCCCTGATCGTACCTATGTAAATCCAACGCGCCAAAACTTTCACCCGACCGTAAAACCAACGGCCCTAATGGAATACCTGGTAAAACTGGTAACGCCGCCGGGCGGTGTAGTACTCGACCCGTTCACCGGCTCAGGCTCAACAGGTAAAGCCGCGCTACTAAACGGATTCAAATTCATAGGCATCGAGCTAACCGCAGATTATTTGCCCATCATCAAAGGGCGACTAGAATTTGCTGCACAAACATTTCAGCAACAGGCCAAAGAGAAAGAAACGAAAGAAAGCGAAACCCTATTTTGAATGCTAAACAACTACTCGAGGCGCTAAACGCTTATTACATTGAGCTGATTCAGTTGGGTGCTGAGCGTGAGGCTGTAGCAATCAAAGAGTTTGCTAAGCGAGTATCTAAGTAACTATGCCGTTGTATGAGTATCGTTGTGGCAACGGTCACATGATGCAGACTGTTCGCTCGATTCACGATGATGAGCCGGCAGAGGTTATCTGCCCTGAATGTTCAGGCCCTATGCACCAGGTGTTGGGCGGTGTCGCAATCAAATTCAACGGTAAAGGTTTTTACTCTACCGATAAGGGCAGCCGCTAGATGGGCAGATTCCCTAAACCATGCCGAATCTGCGGCCAACTGTCGCTCGGTAATCTTTGTGACTATCACCAGGCCATCGAAGTCAAACTTCACAACCTGAAACGCGATCTAATCAAAAAACAAACCGGTCAATACTCTGGCGACTACCGGAAACGCGCCGCTCAAGTAAGAGCAACGGCTACTGTCTGCCACATCTGCGGTGATGGCCCTAGATTCAGCGACCCATTCGAGGCCGACCACATCGACCCAGCCAACCCAGCCAGCGAGCTGAAAGCCGCACACCGGTCATGCAACGGCTCTCGCGGTAACAAACCAATCAACTAACCACCCGATACCCTGCCGGCATTTCACCGGAGTGGGTCAATTCCTACAGAAACACCACGAAGAACAC